TGCGCACTTTATCCATCATCTGGTAAAGTTTCTTTGCTCCAGCATCCGAGTTGCCGTTACCAAGGTGGGATACGACGTCAGCAGGGATTACGAACTCACCGTGGCTAAGCTTGGCTGGCTCTACACCATCAATAGAACTTGGAACTTCATCCGCCATACCATCGGTAGTGCCTTGTAAATATCTTGGAACGCCAGTGGTTCCTCCATGTGCGTAACCCATGATACCTCCTTGTTTGGCGCTTTGAGCACCGGAATCTGCATTGATGGTAGCCAATGCTTGTGCAGCAGCAGCTGGATCACCACCGTATTGTTGAACCGCCGCAGCAATAGCGTTGGGATCATTAGCAATACCTTGTGATTGAATGTAATTGATGATGTCGCTTTGACTGTATTGGTTATAAGCAGGGGCTGCAGGAGCCGCTTGTACAGCCGCTGGAGCTCCACCAGTAACGGCAGGAGCTGTGCTCGTTGATGCTGGTTGGTTCAATGTAGCCAAAGCCTGTGCAACCGCAGCTGGGTCACCGTTGAATTGCTGTTCAGCCGCAGCAAGCGCAGTAGGATTATTGGCAATACCCTGCTGATTGATATAGTTCAATATATCAGCTTGGCTATAAGGCGTATATCCTGTCGATGCTGTTGTAGCTGGTGCTGCGCTAGATGTAGGCGTATAACCTGGGATCTTAATACCAGTAGAAGCCACCTGATTTAAGTCAATACCTGGGTACATGGCTTGGATCTGAGCGGCAGTTAAGTTGTTGGTATTGATGATGTTTTGGATCTGTTGCAGACCGGCAGCGCCACCCTGACCATTGTTCCAATCGTTGGCCATGATGGTTGATAGATCAGACGTAGGTACATAGCCTTTGGCTGCCAAGTTATTGATGTCGGCAGAGCTAAGTCCATACTGTTGCATTTGTTGCAAAGTAATACCATTCTTTGTAGCCAATGCGTTAACGGCTGCAGGTGATGCGCCGGACTGGTACAAGCTCACAACTTGAGCTACAGGGTCCACATTTTTATACGCATTAGCAATTACTGTAGGCGTCCATCCAGGATTGTTATAGGATGTACCTGCAAGAATGCTAGGTAATTGTGAAGGACTAATGCCCTTTTGATCCATGTACTGAGATACTGCCACTTGCATTTGATAGCTTTGGACAGGATCGTTTTGATAGTTAGGATACTTGGCAACAATGTTACCAATGTCGGTTTGCTGTTGTTTCAATGTAGCGGCAGCAGCAGCTTTCTGTGCAGCTAACAATGCAGCTTGCTTTTGTTGTGCAGCCAATAATGCAGCTTGTTTAGCGGCTTCTTGTTGAGCGGCTAACTGAGCAGCTGTTTGAGATGTAGAGGTCGTTGTACCAGCTGTTGTGCTAGGAGTACCAACTCCTGCTGTCGGTGTTCCTGTATAACCAGGACTAGACACATTAATAACAGCAGGCAATCCAGCGTTATTAGCAGCGGTTACAGGCGTATTACCAGCAGCTGTTTGGTTAACCCAAGGCATAGCAAACCCAGGAATAGGCTGTTGTGCGGCAGCTCTTTCAGCGGCTTGCTTTTGTGCGGCAGCTATGATGGCCTGAGCCTGAGCAGTAGATGCTGCATTGGCATTGGCTACAGCCGTAGAATCAGATGGGCTTACATACTGGGTATCAGTGAAATACTGTTGACTCTGATTAGGAGAAACAGCGGCATTAACCTGATTCCTAATGGCCTGAAGCGTAGGTATCTTTCCTTGGTAAGCGCCAGTAGTGACATTGTTGCCACCAGTCAAAGCAGCCAAGCCAGTAAGAGCAGCAATATTACCTGCATTAGCTGCAGCAAATGAAGCAATATCAGAACTGCTCAATGTGCCTGCAGCAGCTTTAGCAATCAATCCGCTTAGTCCAGTTGCACCACTGCTGGTAATTGTAGATCCTGGAATTCCAGTAGCTGTAGAAGCTGTACTTGTTTGAACGCCACCCGTATTTGCATTGGTGAAATCGGTAGCATTAGAAGGGTAAATATTACCCGCTTCATCTACCATCTGGTATGTACCATCAGACATCTGATAATAGGTATTACCGTTGGCAGTAGCTGTTTTTACAATAGTTGGTGCAGACGAAGTGCTTTGGCTAGATGAATCAAAGCTAGGACCACTCTGGGATATTGTCATCCCTGAAGCATCATCTATGACTGCAACGCTACCATCTGAATAGGTAACGGTTGTTTGGGTTCCATCATCACTTGAATCAACAATATCTGCAGCCATATTAGCCTCTCGAATTTAATAGTTGAACGAGGTCGTTTATAGACCCGCCACTCCTAGCATTAATTGTAGTATCTTGTACGGGATTTAGCGAATTTACTTGGTCAAATAGCTTGTTCAAGTCTATTTCGTTTATCTTTCCAATTGTGGCTGGAGGAGCTTTTACAGTAGGCATAGAAGGCAATGCCAAGGGATTGGGATTGACTTGACCATTAGCACCTACAGGACCAGTTGGTGTAGCCAAAGGATTAGTCGTAGTCGATGCAGTTGTGGTCGTAGCAGGCGTAGTGCTAGTTGTATTTGTCGTAGTTGTATCTGTAGCTGTGGTATCTGTAGTTGGTTTCGTAGCAGTTTTATCTGCAGTCGACTGCAGTTGTACTCCACCAGGATTTACGGTATGAATGATTTGCGTGGCTAAAGCTGCGACCTGTGGTGCAACGCTACCTGTGATATTGTTTAAGGCATTCAACAGACCGGCTACGTCACCCTTTTGATAAGCGGTAACTGCATTTGCTGCATTTAATGCTGTTTTAACATCTGATGATGCACCTGCCAGTTGAGCCAAAGAGCTGACCATTCCAGCTACATTACCAGTTTGTAATGCATTTGCAGCAGCCAAACCAGTCCTGGCTGTCGACAAAGTACTTGGATCAATCCCAGTATCAACGCCAAGACCAGACGCAGCAGATGCGGCATTCAGTAGAGTTCCTGCATTGATAGGCTTACCACTTGCTACATTGGTAGCAACATTAGATGCAGCGATATAAGGAGTTAATTCAGGCGCCACTACAGCTACAGCGGCATCCACCAATGGATTGCTTGCAACTTTACCAACTTGCGATACAAGTGAGTTTCCTCCAGTCAAATCTGACCCAAAGGCTTGACTGATATTGCCTGAGAAAACGTCTGAAAAGAATCCCATTAAACCGCCTCTCCACCACTAATGGTAATGGTTAATCCAGTATTAGAAGCTTTAGCAGATATAAAGGAACTGGTCGGTAAAACCTGTACCCCAGCATAGGAAAAAGTACTATTTGCCGCTACCGTTTGAGCATAGAACAAAGCGTTCTGCGTTCCTGCGCTAAACGTTGCCGGCACAATATGCAAGTTAAACGTAAGCGATCCACCCGTAGTATTACAAACATCGATTTGTTTCAAGTACGTACGAGTAGGTGTTGTTGCATTCGTAGGCACTGTATATAGCGTAGCGTAGCTGGTCGTTAAAGCAGCTTGTGCAATTTGTACTGGTGTGACATTTTGATAATTAGCCATTACAGTCCTAACCAAATAAAGGCTTGATTGCTAGCCACTTGATTGGCTATCACTTGGTTAAAGTTATCGTTGCTCGCAAAATACAAGCGCAATACTTTGTTTAACGTATCAATATATTGTTGATCATACTGATGCGGTGGGAGCGGTAAATTGGGGGCTACGTTAATGACTGGGATCATGTGTTACCTCTCAATCCATCTTGTTGGATATCAATCCTAGGCGTACCCAATTGCCACTGCTGGCCCAACTGATTTCCCTCTACCTTAAAGATCATTTGTCGACCACGTACACGGATAAATACTTGGCCTGTAAACTGCTCAATAGGCGCTGTAGCCGTTCTTGTTACAGCTGCGATGTTCGTATTACCCCCCATTGATTGGGGCACGTTATAGCCTGATCCTGAGTTCTGCATAGGGATCAGCGTCATGTTCACAGTCGGATTTGCTGTGGTCGATTTACGGAATGTAATGTCAGGAAGAATACGACGGATAAAGCCAAACTTCTGGCCATCGGTTAAATCAAATTCTGCTGAAGTGATATAGGAATCGATCGCAGTGGGAGTGCCTGTAGTGTTGTCATCCAATCCATATTCATGGAATACAAGCGTATTGTTATAGGTCGCAGCGACAGGATAGGTCAAAGTTGTTGAATCAATCCAAGCCGTTCTACCCATTGTTCCATAGTACCAAATGTCATCTTGGTAGTTATAGACCACATACTTATCGACCACGGTGCTATTTGCTGAGCAATAGAACCACCATACTTCGTTGTATCCCTCATTGGTTCCTGCAAAAATCTGCTGGGATTGGGAAAGATTGATATCAGAATAAATGTATTCCCGAAGGTCACAGCGCAACGTAGAAGTCGTACCGTTGTACTTATAGAACTTATCTACTCCCATCCAGTATGATGTTCCAGCAGCCAAGATTGCAGCATTGGGGGAAATGATAGAGATGTTATCGCCAACAATGTTTGATCCCCATACAGCAGGAGTTCCTACATATTGGAAAGAGTAAACCGAGGTATCGGTCCAAACAACGATCTCTTGTCTATTCTGTACGCAAGCAACAATTTGTGATCCACGAGACAGCCTAATATCGCCCGCCTGATTTGTTGCTGATGGCGTCCACATGGTCACAGATTCTTGATCTGACCAGCGAACCAACATAGGATCCTGTGTGCTGCCACCCAATGGGTTAGTACCAAATGCAAACACAAAACGACTAGCATCGGAGACAAAGATAAAATTAACAATAGTCGGTACATCAGAAGCTCCCGACAATGATGAAGCCAATACCGCAGGGCTAGTTATGCTAGTAGCATACGACCAATAATATATTTGTCCACCCCTGGGAGCAAAGATCAAATCCTGTCCAAAGTTGGATTGGCTCCATAACCTAAGAGAAATGGTAGTGCTTCCACCATTACCCCATGTTCCTGATCCCCATGTACCAGCTCCCCATCCTACCAATGGAACTTCAATCGCTGGTCCTACGCTGATCTGATAGGTCGCTGTTACCGTGCCACCACCAGGAGATCCAGCTGCATCTGTGGCATTGGCTGTGGCTGTAGCAGTGAAAGAATATGAGTTGGAATTAAGTACTGTGATCTGGTACTGCTGATTCAATACGGATGCAGTAATGTTTCCACCCAATCCAGTCGCACCACTGAATGTAACGAAATCACCCGTCACAGCTCCATGACCCGTAGCACTTACAGTAATCGTGGCTGAACTAGCTGTTGCTGTAAATGGATTGGTTAAAGTCGCTGTACCCCTAACAGGAGTAATATCATAATAGGCAGAACCCTTTTCAATGTAGAACTTTAGATTAGTTCCTACACCAATTAAGCTTGTGCCATCTAATGCAGACCAATTAAATAAGGAACGACATATTCCTTGATATTGATTTGTAGTAACTGGATACCAGCCACCTATCTTTTCAGGAAAGCCTTGTCTAAAACGTACCTTTTCTGATTCATACCAGCCAGCTGTAATCTGGAAATTAGGCGTGACAGTTCCCACCGTTTCAGAAGTGTACTGGGTTTGTTCCCGATTAATACCGGGCCTAAATCTAATAGCTTGTAATGGCATGGCTTATTCTCTCATTAGGCGCTTAAAACGGCAAGGGTTTTAGCTGTCAATTGTATGCGTTCGTTAAGCCCAAATAGCCCACCATTGATACGCTTACAAAGACCTTCTTCATTACCTGATTCAGCCAATTGATTACATCCATGCGTAGCCCAAAACCAGCCACCACTAAGCGCTGCATACATGGGCGTTTTAACCAGGTCCGGGTTCTTTACAAAATCCTGACCAAGAGCTTGTCCGCAGTGCCAGTAGTTATCGTGAAAGGTAAGCTGGATCGTACCTCTTCCCCTGTACAAAAACCCATCCCCACTTGCTTCATTCCTGTTCCCTCCACGATTGGCGTAAATGCGGTTGGCAATCTTTTGAGGTTGATGGGCAAAAACGGCATACTCTTCTGGCTTGAAGTGAGTATGGAAGAGGGCTTGAAGGGTTTCGGCTCTATAGTTAAGATTCTCTTCCAGTGTTCGGAAGTGGTTGCACTCGTGTGAAAGCTGTCCGATAAATGCGGCCTGCTCCTTGACGGTAAAAATGCTGAACTTTTGGATGGTTGCATTGAGTGGCTCTACCCATTCTGGCCCAATCTGTAGGGCATGAAGTTTCTCTACTGTGATCATTTCACACCCTCATTAACTGTCTGCATCACTTCGTTGTATTGACTGATGCAGGCGTTGAGCTTGACGATTGCTCGGTCACCTTCTGAGGCGATTGCGACAATATCTTTAATAGCCTGTCTAGAAGCGTCGGCTCCATCGGTTTGATTTCCATTGGAGGCATCTGCACTGGCTTGTACACCACAGGTGGTTGGGATGCGCAACTCGCCAGAGTCAATGCGAGCATCAATGCTAGCCTGTTTGGTTTTGATATCATCTTTAGCCTTCTTCAGTTGGCTGGTGGCTCTTGAGAGCTTTTGTCCGAGCTCTGCTTCTTTTGCCCGAGCTTCTCCATTAAGGCGCTCAATTTCTGTTTTATCTTCTGCAACCCGTCTTTCATAGCCGTGATGATCTGAGACATAGTAACCTCCTAAGATAATTAACACCAATCCCGCTACCTTCATTACAAGGGCATGGGGCTTTAACATAGGTAGAAATCCTACCAAGTAACTCAACACATAAGCCACTGCTCCTACTCCCAGAGCAATGACCGCTATCCAATAAAACAAGTCATCAAAGAACCATGATAACCAGGTCATATCGCTTCTCTTCTAGCTTGGGCCATTCTTTCACGCTCGTGATCTGCCTCTAGCGTCGGCGGAGATACTGGCGCAGGAGGTGGGCTCCAACTAGGACTAGCCATAATAATAGGAGCAGGTGGTGGGGGTGGCGGTGCGACATATGCATCTTTGTTGGCCTTTGCTGCATTCATCATGTTCGTGGCTTCATTGGTCAATCCCTTGGTCAGGATGCCACCAATACCGCCCACAATGAGCAATACGATGTCATTGAGCATCTTGGTATAGGCTTGGTCGATTGGAGCCATAGCCTTGATTGGCTGGCTTACGAACGTCACCGAATAGAGGAGGGCCATCACGATGAAGGCCAATATCAGAGTCACCACAATGATCACAAAGGATCGGACCCTAATCTCTATCTCATCGGCATTGAGGCGTTCCTTGGGGCTGTTGAGGAATGCTAGCAGGAGTTCCTTCAATTTTCTTCTCCAAAATAGGGGCTACCAAATACTCAGGACAATCCTGATTAAACTCACATCTAGGTTTCTGACACCGCTCTTTGCTAAAGTTATCTGGGTCTTGGCAATAATACCTGTAAGTGTCATTGCAACCTGTAAATAAAAAAGGCAAAAATATACATATCAATATTGATGTGTATAGAAAATTAGGTTTTTTAATCATTTGCTTTCAATCCTTGCCAAAGCTTTATTGACCCTTATTTCCATTTGCCTTACATCCACATACATCCATGCAATCAACGGAACAATCAACAACAGAATAACCAAAAGAACAACAATCAGTAGGATGGCGAGTGAGTCAGACTGAGAATCATTAGCCATATCCACATCAGCAACAGCACTGTAATTACTGAAGCCGCCACTCTTCCCCTTATTAGATCCGCCTTTTGCCGCCGTTGCCATTTTGCTCTACGCTCCTTTAGCATTTCCTCTCGTCTAGCAAGCGCTTGCACATTGGCAATGTGACCAATTTGCTGGTTAACCCTAGTATATAAATCCTTCAGCTCGATAGGAACGCTATACACCATGTAGTTACTCAACTCCGTATTCAGCTTCTCCATCTGCAAATTGGCAATCGTGATCTTGATTGCGGCCTCTTGGCCTTCGTCATTATTTGCATGCAGAGCAAATTCTTCCTGTTCTTTCACATAGTTCTTAAGAGCATTGTACGCCTGGAAGAACTTGATGAGAGCATCACTGACCTGTTGGTAAATGAGATTCTCGTCAAACTCTGGTGGAGGCTCTTTCTTCTTTTTAGCCTTCTTAACAGGAGCTGCATCTGCAGTCGACTGCAGATCTGCTTTTTTGCCAAAGACGGAAGTTAGGAACCCAAGAAGCCCTTTGGCTTTCTTTTGTACATTCTTAACGTCTTTGACAACTCCATCAACTTCATGGGAAATATCAACAACAATCTGACGCCCTTCCTTGTACATCTCACAAGCGTCCTTGCACATTTTAAAGGCCCCGGACGCCAGAGCAACAAGGGTGAACGGATCAATGGCATCACCTTATTTCTTCTTTAAACCCTTG